TAAACATGTCGTCAATAAACGCAAACATTTTGCGTGTTGACTCGGTGATGCCTGTTTCGGGGTACACCCCGTCTATTTCGCTGTTGCCCATGGTGTCCATCCTGAATTGTTGTATATAGCAAGGGTGGCGCGCAGTGCGATCGTGGCGTTAAACAGGTCGCTGCACTCCTCAACTATGCCCTTTTCTTGTAGCCAGCCGATAGGCCAATTGCTGTTAGGTAAACACCAAAAGCCGTTAATTTGTGTCAGACCGTAACTGCCGCCGTTCGGGTCTGACGCGTTGTGCGCTGTGGTTTGGCATCGAGACTCGCGGTACATGACTAGGTCAAGTGTGCCAAGCTGATCGGCTGGAAAGCCAAGGTCAAGGGCGAGCTGGAGGGCATCGTCACAAGTAGCGATCGTGGTAATCGTGGTGGTCGGGGCGACTGTCGTTGTGACGGGCAATACGGCCTCGTAATAGGCGGCTGGAATAAGGTTGCTATCTGCCTCTGGGAGCGTCCTAGCAACGCCTAGGAACGTCGTAAACGCCCAGATGGTACTGATGATGCCTGCGATTATTTTCGGGGCTGTAAAAATCATTTTTTCTCCAATTGGTATGGGATGCCCCAGCTGTCTAGGACATCCTTAAACGCGAGCTGCGAGTGCAACACACGACCGTCAAGTGGGTCACGAAATATCTGCACCATGACCTGCTGACCTGTTTCGAGATATGTCGTAAATACCTCGTAGGTGTAGGTTTTTGCATCCATGGTTTTCGCTTGCCTTCCGTCGGTACATCGACCCTAGGCAAAGGGTGTGACTAAAGCAAGGATTTAGCCTGTTTCCATTGCTGCACAAGGGCTGGAACGCGATCGCCAACGTAGTAGAAGATGTGCCATGGCTCGGATTGGACTTCCCATGTAAAGCCGTAGGCCTGAATGTTTTTGAGCATAAAGTCCATGCGGTCTTTGGCTGATGCGTCGCTGATGTCAACTGCTAGCCCCAAATTGTGTCGTGATGTGCCAGGTGCAGCCATCATCGCGTTACCTGGCTTTAGGTAGTAAGTGACACCGTTCCATGTTTTGGTTGATGCGCCTGCGATTGGCTGTGTCTGGTAGCGCGCAAGAAAGCCAGCCTTTTGCGTTGCTGTGCTGCGATAGCAGTCGCCGCTTGACGTGGGCTTAAAGGTTTTGACACCTGATGCGAACGCTGCATCGCGTAACGCCATGTATGCGTCAGCTGCTAATGGGTGCAGTTTGCCGTATGGCTTGACATCAACGAGCAGGCCTGCTGGTAGTTCACCCGGGGTTACATGGGCAAGCGTTGACGGCATTACCAACTTGTGATAGTGACGCTCAAGTTTGTCTGGTACGACAGTGAGCGTGGGTGCTTTAGGCTTCGGGGTTTTTGCCGATGCCATAAGCCTTGTTTTTCGGGTTGACATAGCCGATGAATAGTGGTGCTACAGCTGCGATGGCTGCGCCAAGTAGGTCGTTGGGATCGGTGTTGCCTGACATGTAGAGCGCTACTGCCGCTGCAATGGCACTGTTGATGTAGGTCGAGATCATTGCTTTATCGCTGGGTTTCATCTGTTGCTCCTGTGTGTTTTGTTTTTTTCATTCCGTTAGATGCAAGTAGGCCGCCTAAAGACCCGGTCAAAAATACGACAACGGTCGAGAGTAGATCTATAAAGGCGGCGTCATTTGGGGCCTGTTCGAGAGGCTGGTTTACGAATAATAGACCGTAGACGAAGCCAAGAACGATGGCCGCAAAACTGATTGACATGGTAACGCCGACGATCAGGATTAGTCGTGCGTGTTTATCCTCTGGCGACATCGCAAGCCGTCCGCGTAAAGCACCTGTTCGGTTCAATGTTGACTCTTGTGCTGCTGCATCCATTAAGCACCGCCGCTACTACTGCAACCATAAAGAGCAGCGCCGCGTATTTCGCCCATCGCATTACGCCTCGGGTATTGGTGGGTGTAGAGGTGCAGTAAAGTCTTTTGTTACAGGGTCATAGGTGTAACCAATGCCTGCATAAGTTTTGCCCTCGACATCGAAAAATGTTTCTACCCAAGTGCCGGGGTAGCGTTCAGGGTTTGCTTCTAAAAACTCACGCTGGACAACATGAACCGCTGTAACAACATTTGTTTCGTTAATTTGTGCAAAATACTGTGCGCTCATACTTTAAACCTTACATAGACGATACCGCTGCCGCCTGCTGCACCCGTCCCGTTATCGCATGGCCCACCACCACCTGAACCTGAGTTTGCTGCACCCGCAGTACCATTCTTTGCTCCTGTTGAGCCACCATTGCCGCCGATTGAACTTCCACCCGTTCCACCCGTTGCGCCACCGCCGCCACCGCCAGCAGCCTTAAAAGTTGAACCAGCCCCTAACCAAGTTCCGATATCTGTTCCTGCACCGCCGTTTCCACCAGTTGTTCCTGAACCGTTTGCGCCAACCGCACCAGAACCACCACCACCAGCAGCCGCACCACCACTTCCGCTGTTGGTGCCTGAACCACCGTTATTACCTAAACCAGTTTGACCTTTGCCGGGTGTAAATGCGTTTGTAAACGAAGCAGCGCCACCACCTGAAGCTCCGTTTGCGTTGGTTGTATAACCATTAACGCCATAGGTGTAACCACCTGCACCCCCTCCAGGCACTACTATCGCTGTTCCAATACTTGACGACAAACCAGTTTCGCTATTAGTCAAACCAGCGGCTGCACCTGCACCGATATCTACCGCATAGGTTGCTGCCGCTAAATAAATCGTGGTTTGCAGTAAACCGCCAGCACCAGCACCACCACCGTTGGTTGTACCGACCCCAGTAGTTCCTGCACCCCCGCCGCCAACTACAATTGCATCAAACAAACCACTCTTAGAAACAACAAGATTGTTGTCACTTGTAAAAGTAAGCAGCGTGTACGCTACGCCGCCAACCGTAATGCTTGATGAACTTCCACCCGTTGCTATTCCGTAACCAGTACCGCCACCGCTAAAAAAAATAGCAGCACTAGCACTAGTAAAATAAAGCGTGCCACCCCCCCATTGTGCCAACGCTAAAGAGCCAGCGGTTGTGACCGTTGCTGTGCCAGCCGTAATTGTGCAAGTGCCAGCACCAATGTTTTGGATGAAAAGCGTGTCGCCAGCTGCAAACAGCGAAGTGTTCACAGTAATCGTGGTTGCCCCGGCATTGTTCATCACAACTCGAGTGCCTTTATCAGCTGCCACAAGCGTGTAAGACGCTGTTTTGTTGCTGACAGTTTGGTTGTAGTCGTTGGCTTGCAACGCGTCCATCTGTGCGGCTGTTAATACTTGCCCTGCTGTGAAGTCTTGTATTGCCATAAGTGCTCCTTATCCTAAGACATTTTCTGTGTCGATTGTGCCATATACCAGATCGTCCAAGATCAGCTCAAAGACAAGCGTTGTGGGCGATGTAAACAGCGTTATGCGGTGGCCTGTTGATAGGTCTATTTGGTGCTGGATGCCCTCAATGGCTAGTTCTTGCGCCAGTGATGTAATGCTGTTCCCGCTGGAAAATGACTTCTCAATAGTGACGGTGTTGCCGATCTCGAGCACTGCCACAGTGTCACGCTGGGCATCGGTGAGGGATGCAAACAGGGTTGACACATTGGTGTAACGCGCCTCAGGCTGGCCTACGAGCAGGTAGTTGGCTAGGTCAAGGGCTGCTGTGTCGTTGTGGACTAGCGCGTCGGTGATGGCTGTGGTCTGAATGAAGTAGGTGGCCTGCGAGGTCAAGTCTTCGGCGATCTCTGGGCTTGCTGCGCCAGCGTGGGTCACTGATGCTCGGTTGATGACCTGATTACTTTCAAACGAGATGCCCACATTGTCGTAAGGGATCGCTGTGCCGTCATCGTGGAAGTCTGCCGATGACGCTGAAAGCGTGTTACCGATGCGGTCTTGAAATGTAAACACGCCATCTCGGGCAATGAAGATGCGTCCTTGTACCGACTCGTTAATTTTGGCTGTGTAGGCAGCAACCGATGTGCCGTTCGGGACGGTGTATGCAGCTGCGCCGCCAAGCGTAATCGTTGAGGTCTCAATGTTCTGCTCACCTGGCAACTGGAACGCATTGACTTCAGGCAGAGCAAGTAAAGCGACAAGTCGAGCGCTGGCAAGTTGCTCGGTCACATTGAACTCGTTTAGGTAGGTCTGGCTAAGCAGATAAAAGTCATCAGCGCAGGACACCGAGACGGTGTCTAAGCCGCCCAGATTAAAGTTGTACGAGTAGTCAACGATGTAGCCGTTGAACAGTTCTTCGCCTTCGCGCGTCAGCACAACTTTACGCATAGGTGCTAGACCCGGCACAGCCTGAGCGGTGTCGTAATACGGTGACTGGGTATCGAACGGGTTAAAGATGCCGCCAGTAAATGTGTCGTTTAGATCAAAGCTCATCGTGCCAGCAGTGAACTGGTCGCCGATGTCTCTGCGTCCACGGAACACGCTGATGCCTGTAGCGCCGTCGATCACGGATGCAAACTCTGTCGTACCGTCTAGGACATAATTAGGCGAGTCAAGTATGCCCTTCACTGGGTCGTCAAGCGTAAATGCGTCAACTAAGAAGCCTGTAGCGATCTTGAGATCGTAAGACCCTGACTGGACGATCGTGGTAGCCATCAGGCGACCTGTATTTGTGCTGGGCCGTCTACTCGGTTCATGGCTTTAATGCTGTTCACTACAGCGCGACCGATGTCTGCTGATGTGGCTAGACCGCCGTTGACATTGACTGTGATCGGTGTGCCGCGCTCAACCATGAACTGATCGAACAGGCTGGAGAAGTCTGCGGCGTTACCCGTGATGCCGTAGTTGCCGCCCATGTTGCCTGCATAGTTTTTGCTTAGGTCTAGGACGCTTGAGGATTTACCGCCACCGCCACCAGCTGCTGGGGCTGGCGTGACTAGCGCCGACTCGATCATTGCCAACGGGCTGCTGCCGATTGACCCTGTGCCGCCTTCACGCGCAAAGCCTGAGCCTCGAGCAGCTGGGGTGTCTAGTTCTGGGAGTGCGGTGTACTCCAGCATTGGCACTAGCGGTATTAAGTCGATGCTTACACCCGGTATAACATTGAGCGCGTTAATTAGTTGGTTCAGTCCAATGATCGCGGCGTTAATAATTTGGTTGATGCCGTTGGCGACTACCTTTACCGAGTTGTACACGCCAACAGCAAACTGCTTAAACGGCAGCATAAACTCGGCGATCGCTTGAGGGCCTTCGCGGTACAGCTCGTACAGCGCGGCAAGGGTAATCATGACTACGCCTAAGCCTTTGGTCAAGATGCCTGCCGATGCCGAGACCGTGGTGAACGAGCCTGCCAGCACCGCGTTGCCAGCGGTAACAACTAATTGAAATGCGTTGTATGCCTTCATGGCAACATTGGCTGCCACGATTGCTGCTGTCATTGCTGCGATAGCGCCGATCACAATAAGCAGTGCCTTGGTGTTGTCTTGTAGGAATGTGGTGAAGTTCAGGACTAGCGGCAACAGTTTCTCCATGACAGGGATAAACGCTGCTCCGATGCTTTCCTTTAGTTCGTCCATTTGGATGCCGAAGTTTTTTAGACCGCCCTCAGCACTATTGGCAAAGGTTTCAGCCGCTCCGCCGACCGAGCTATTAAGTGCCTGCATAATTTCATCGGCAGTCGATGTTGATGTAATGACACCTTTAAGCGATGGGTCTAATTTGATAAGCGCAGCTACTTGACCGTTAAGAGCTTTAGAGACCGCGACGCTGGCCGACTCCATGTCAATGTTTTTGGCTGTAGCCAGATCGGCAGTGACCGCCATTGCTTTCTGGGACAACTCAAGCGAGCCTGTAGCGCGCACAAGGTTTGCCAACGCTGGGCGCAGCTGATCGTCAGCCATAGCGGTCTGCTTACTAAACGCGCTAATGGACTGCTCAACCGCTTTGATCTGGGCATCTGTGGCTTGTGTCGTTACGCGTAACTGGCGAGCCAACTCAAGCTGTGCAGCCTCGTCTTCCATTGCTGCTTTAGTGGCTAGACCGATGCCAGCCGTTAATGCGCCGAGCGCAGCAGTGGCAGGCAGAAACGCTTTCTTTAATGCAAAGCCTGTCTTTGCGCCTACGCCGTCGAGCTGCTGAAACTGTTTAATGGCTTTGTCAACGCCGCCGCCTTGAAACTCGCTAATGATTGGGATTGACAGTGCCATTAGTTCAGGTCTTTCTGTATTTGGTTAATGGTCTTGAGCACCATCTTTTCCATTTCGCCCTCAATGCCGCGTCGTGCTTTATAGACCGCTGAGCCGATTAGTCGAGTCCTACCCGGCATCGCCATAGCAAAGCCGCGCTCACTGCTCACAAAGTCAAGCGATTGACCTAAGCGGTTAGTTGTCTTGCGTCCTGCGCCCTCAAAGATTGCAGCTGCTTGGTTCTTTTGTTCTATCAGGATCACGCCGACAGCGTTGCGGCGAGTGTCAAAGCGCATCTTTACGCCTGATTGTGCCCCCGAGACCGTAAACGGAAATACCTTGCGGCCTCGATCATTCCATTTGTATCGCATGTGAGATAGCGGTATCTGCGTGTATGCAGTCTTGGCAGCGTTAATGGCTGGCTGTGCGATTGCCGTCGCGTCAGCCTTAAAGTCTTTCTGCAGCTGTGGGTCGATCTTGCGTAAGGCGTTAATCGTTTCTTTAAGACCGACTACTTCGACGCTGTGAGAGATAGGCATGGTTACTTCTTACGGTGCATCTGCTCAAGCACATAGGTGACAGTGTTCAGGTCTCGCATAGTGAACTCAATCTCCTTTGGCCAGAAGCCTGTTAACGCTAGGACTTCGCAGAGGCTTCGCCGCCAAGTCCCTCGATGAAAGGGGTCTCGTCTGCTACCTCGTTAATAGGTGTAATGGTCATGTCAGGGTTTTCGGCAACCCACTCGCGCCAGTTGGCTGGCACTTTGTCTCCAGCAAGTTTGCAAAGCGTGTACGCCCAGCAGCACATGTCGCTAAAGCCGATGCCTTTGCCGTCTGCTGATCGACGGTTCTCTGTTCGTTCCCAGTCAACGATTGCAAGCATGTTGGTGGTCATCTCGCGCGCTGGCTTACCGTCGCCAAGGTCAATAGATAGTTTGACTTTCATTGTTTCTCCTTTGTCGGGCAAGGCTCCGCTTGTGCGGTCTTGCTACTTTTAATTCTCAGCGGCTGATGCCGCGAGATCATGCGACGGCTTTAGTTAAAACGCCACCGCTAAATGTCAGGTCGATCGTGGACAGTTCGCCGAGCGACGCGTTGATCGGTGTATGGGCAGACAAGAAAGCCCCGGTCAAAGTATATTTTGGCGCCGTGGCACTAGGGGTAGTAAGTCCTGCTGCTGTTGGTGACATCGTGATCGTTGTCGTAGTTCCCACAAGGCTGTAAATGCTGGCCTCAGTCTCGCTTGCTGCGTAGCTCTGGTAAAGCGTCACGGTAATGCTGTTGCTAAACAGGCCTGATGTAAAACTGCGCGAAGTGTTGCTAAATGTCGTGTTTTCTAATTGCTCCGACACATAGTTAATGACCGCGCTTGTGCACTGATCGGACAAGTCCACCGAGTTAATGGTAAGTGCTGGGTTAGAAAGATAAGTGCTGCTGATAGCCATGTCTATTGCTCCTTGGGTTCTGATTTGACTTTAGATGATTTCTTTGCGATGTCGGTGGATATCAGACCGCCGTCGAGTAGTGCGTCAATGTTGACACCTTCCTCTGGGATGAACTGATCGCCCGGGGTTCCGAGGCGTGGGCTAATAATGAAGTATTGGTACATGGTTTCTCCTTATGCGCTTTGGGCTTGTATTCCACAGTCAAGGTCGTAACACGGGAAGAGCTGCCCACCAATTTCTAGGTTGCTGGGACGGCCTGCCATGACGATAATTGGACTAAGTAGGACTTTGCTGACGATGTCAAGGATGCTGCGTAAGACTGGTAGGCCTGCTGGCCCTGAGCCAATGACCTTGATTGGGAAGTCCATGCGGATGATGTTGCCATTGCCAGCGATCGTCGTAAAGGATGGCGCGTCAATGTACACACAGTTCGGCACAAGTTTTGTGGGATCGTTGACTACTCGCAGGCCAGTGACCGCCGTGAGTGTGGTCGTAAGGCTGTCAATAGCCCCGTTCAGAGCGTCTGTGTAAGCCATTAGGCGCAGGCAGGCCTGTCGATGCCCAGCAACTGTTTAACGATCGGTGTGAGGCTCTGCTGAGGCGCTGTGCCCATTCCGTCAAAGGATGCGAAAGTGTTCTCTAGCGAGCCACGGCTGCGCCAGAGGGCCGCGCAGTACATCAGTGTGCCGAGGGTGGCATCCCCACCCGGACTAGTTGTCAGACTGTCAATGTAACCAGCCTCTTGACGGCGACGATATGCAAAGTCGTTGCCAGCAGATACGGCCTGAGTAATCAGCGTGTAATCGTCAGATGGGTTGGTGATCTGTACGCCAAGGTAGGTGACAAGCTGCGCGGCAGTGACCCACGAGCATGTCTGCGTGTAAGTAATGCTTCCCGACGCTGCGGTGCGCTCGACATTGCTTGCGGTCTTAGCAAAGAGCACCTGATTAGCAATTGGTATCTCAATGTCATAAAGCAGATCGCCCTCAGTGTCTATACCGATGTACAGATACTGGGGCAATGCGCGAACAGTGTAAGTGCCGTTAAAAGTTGCATCTACTGAAGCAACAGTAATGGACTGACCGACTGCGATCTCTGTGGGGGTTAGAGATTGCAGTACGGCGTAGTTGTCCAGTAGATACTTTTGTGTGACGCTGTAAACAGCCATGAGCGGGTGCTCCGCTCTCGACTAGGCGATCGTGATTGACTGAATGAAGCTGGACTTGGCAACGAAGGTTGCGAAGTACTGGTGGATCGAGAGTGTGCGACCGAGTGTCGATGGGTTCTCGAAGCTCTGCAATGATGCACCAGATTCGTAGATCTCAAAGCCTGGGGCGTACACAACCAGCATGGTTCCTGCAGCAAAGTTGTTGTCAACTACAAGGTCAAGACCAAACACATCCATTGCGTTATATGCAAGACCGCCTACGCGACCAATGCTGTTCTGACCGATTACGCCATTTGTGGTGTAACCAAGTACAGGTCGCTTTGATCCGTCAAGTTGCTGACCCAATTTTTGCCAAACATCTGGTGAGACGCACAAGTGAGTTGGGAAGAAGTTGCTGTCTTCTGTAATTTCGCGCGCTGCGTCATACAACGATTCAATCAAAGAAGATGGATCGTTGGCTGTAACTGTCCAAGTTGAACCTGATGCAGTCTTACCAGCGACAAGTGCATCTGCTGCGATGTCATCCGTTTTTATGAGCACTTCCCCTGCGAGGTCATTCAATACCAGTTGGAGCGCGCTTGGATCTGTGAAGTCGATGTCCTGAACTGACAAGGTGACTTGGCCTGCAACAGTTGACTTGGTAACAGTGTTTGCAGCAATCACCATCGTGGTTGCAGATACAGGGTCAAGCTGGTTGGTCTGCACCGAAGCTGAGGTATGAGTTGTGATGGTAGGTCTCACGAACTGACGCGAAGTGGTCGAAGGCATCGCCCTTGCGCCGAATGCACTGACTACTGGGCGCACGAAGTTTAGATCTTGGAAGAGAGGCCCGAGCACTGGAATGTTCAAGAGGCCCGGGGTGTCGCCCGTGACAATGTCGCCAGCTGCTGCTTGCAGTGCTGTTTGATTGCGACGCTGTGCTTGCTTAAATGCGTCACTGACTTTGTTGTAAGTGTCGCCACCGATGTGGTAAGCGGCAAGTACTTCTGCTGCTGATGGCATCGCAAACTCGCGACGCGGTTGTGCTGGGATCAAAGCGGTTGGGATGCTTGCTTCAACTACTGGGACGATTACTTCTGACATGGGTTCTGTCTCCTCTGTGGGTTCTTGTATTTCATTATTGTCGGTCTCTTCGGGTTCGTGGTGGATACTGGCAGCGACGGTGGCGATATTGGCCATATCCCCAAATGCGCCTACGGGGACGAGGCTGAGCTCTGTCCATGAAGCAGACTCAATGATCATTGTGCCGTCGTCGTCATATGAGAACTTTTGGGGGGTCACACCGACACTCACTTGGTCAATGACGGTCTCTTGCAGCATGATCATGGCATCTTGGCCTTGGGAGCTGGCACTGATTTTTGCGGTGAAGAGCATGCCTTCTTCGGTTTCTACGCGCTCGGTAACGATGCCTACTGGCATGGATGCGTCGTGGTACATGAAGAGTCTTGGCGCTTTGCCTGTGACTGGCAGCGATCCCGGTCGAAAGATTACGGCAGTGCCATCTGAAACAACTGCGGGAACATTATAGGGAACTGCCGTTCCTGAAATTGAGCGGCGCGGCGTGTCTCCTGCGGCAGCGTCGAGCGTAAAGTCTCCTGCAATTAGTTTGATCATCGGTTTGCTAACTCCTCTTGAGTGTTTTCTTGTGGTTCTTCTGCTTGATCTGCCATGTAGTTTTCGGCGAGATAATTTTCGGCATCAAACTCAACATATGTGCCCATCGGCAAAATGCTGTTCATGCTGAATGCTTCGGCAATTGCTTCGGCGTAAAGTTTGACACCGAAAATGTAAAGGTCTGCGCGCGCTTGCTGTGATGACTGATAGGAATATGACCCGGTCGATACGCCGACTAGGTACGGTGGCACATTGCCTAAACGCGCCATTTCTAGTGCGCTGTAGTTTGCAGACTCGATGAGCAGCATCTTGTCTGGTGACATTGTTGTTGCTTCGTAAGATAGAAACTCGTTTAGTGCAGCGGTCTGGTTAGTTGCTCGTGCAGCGTTAAATGCGGCTGCAAGGTCTGCTAGTTCTTGCGCGCTTAACGGTTCGCCACCAGTTTGCTTAAGAATGCCAGCAGGAATTGACGAAGACGCATTGCGATTGCGCGCGGCTTCAACTTTGAGCGCAGTTTCTACTGCTGAAACGCTTGTGTAAACAAGGCCTGTGGTCGGTGACAAGATTTGTAGCAGATCGCGCGTGTCAAGTTCTACGCCGTTGAAGTAGACCTGATTACTTGGCGCGAACCAGACAGGGCCTGTCTGATCGGTAGTCGTGATAGAGCCGACTGGTAGCCGTTGGTAGGAAGCTGGAAAGCCGTCAGCCGTCCTCGATGTGATGTGGATAATGCTTCGACCAAACATGTAGAGGTCATCAAATACCCAGCTAAAAAAATGGGCGTAGGTATTTTGTGGATCGGGTTGACGCATCCATGATCTTGGCGCAATGTAATTTTTGACCATGCGCTCGCCGTCCCAGCTCATGTTGTATGCGCGCAATGGCATACATGCAATTACTGAGGCCAGCAAGTCGCGGCAGCGTGACACCGCTGGGATGGTCATCAGCTGGTTTCTCTGTTCGCCCTCGCGCCACGAATAATACTGATTGAACACATTGACCGCGCTGTTTTGGTTGCCGTAAATGTTAGCTCCAGCAGCTGCCGCTTTAGCAGGCGCTGGACTGATGGCGGCTTTGCTCACTTTGCGGTCAAATAATCCCATGCCACAACATTACAGATGCAAGCGCTGTGATGGTGGCACTCGATCGGCCTAATCAGTTCCCGACGAAAGGCTAGGTACTTCGACCGAGTGCCGAGGGTATGTTACTGACTAACAGTGACCAGCATCGGTTTACCCGACACTGATGGCCTCGAGCACAGTGCAGCCGCCCAGATCATGCAGCGACACAACTCGATCGGCCCGGGTGATCTCTGAGATGACACTGCGACAGAACCTTGCGATCGGACAGCGACAGCGCGCTGGACATGTTCAGCCAACTGGGTTGAGCCGTCATGTAGCAGCATTTTTTCTGCTATTAAGTTTCTTACTGTGGGGGTGTATTTCAGTATTTCGCCGTAGCCGACGATGACCTTCTTGGTCTCTAAATGTCGAGGCCACTGGATGTCGATGCTGGGTGAGATAGCAAACTTGCAGCCGTCAGCGGTCAGTCGATCGACCTCGAGCAACAGAGCTGCAAAACTGTCCACGACAAAGGCCACGGTCACGACAATGCGGCGATCAGGTAATGCCACGGCGCGCAGGCCAAAGTATCGCGAGTCGTCCATGCTGGTCTCAATGGCAACAATGCCGCCTTTAGGTATGTCGCCTTCGTGCTCAAGTGCAGGCCAGACACCTGGCGGAATCCAGCCCCGATCGGAAGCCACCCACAGATTTACTGATGCCCGTAAGAATTGTGCGCGGTCAGGGTTCTGAGACTCGGCCTCGATCGTTGACAGTTCCAAAGTGTGACCGAGCGCAGGGTTGCCGTAAGCCCATGCGGCAGGGTTCATCGGGTCAAGGTCTGGCGGTGGTGACCATTCGGCAAAGTACAGCGACGATCGTTCTCCTCGATCAATGGCGCGCAGGCCTTGTTCACGCCAACGCAAGAAAGCGGTCGATGCCTCAGTGCCAGCAGTTGACCAACAGCTAAGCAGCGGCGATTTCCGTGCGCGCATGGACGGGATCAGACCGCCGTCAATAGCGAGCTGCGACATGTCCCAGATTTCGTCTGCCACGATCAGATCGTTGCTTGTGCCGTGACCGACCGAAGGCTTTGCCGCCCTGACTGTCCACTTGCTGCCATCTGGCATCGTTACCGAGTTCCGACCGTAAGCCTTGACACAAGATGCACCGAAGCGCGACTCAAGCACTGGGGCTATCTCATCGAACAGCGTGATCGCCAAGTCGAGCCTGTTGGCAGTCGTGAGCACTGTCTGTTTTTTGCCCCGTATTTTAGGCATCTCTGTAAGCCACCAGCCGACCAAACTACCTAGAGCAACGGTCTTTCCGTTCTGTCTGGCAGTAGAAACAAGACTTGTCCGATGCAGCAGCTCACCATGTTCGTCATAAGACAACTGGCCGTTGAGAACATGCACTTGCCAAGGCATAAGGGTAATCCCTAGATGCTCTTCTGCCCATCCCTGCACATCAGCCCCGAACGATCCCGCATGATCCGTAACGATCGTTTCCAGTCGAGGCCAGTCGTGGCTAATCCCCGCCAGTTCAGGCTGGTTGCCATCCGATAGAGACAAGAG